GAACACAGAATCTGTATCGCCATATAAGACCTTGAATCCGAGATCTTCAACTAGATTTTTCAACATCATCAACACTTCTCTACCTCTCTTAGTTATCATCTCAGACTTTTTCTCATTAAAGAAACGGAACTTGGTAAAGGCGAATAAGCCATAAGTGGCATTAGCCAACCTCTTATAGACTGCTCTTCTAACCTTGTCTCCCCGCTTTCCATAATACTCTTTCTTAGCGAGAAAATCCCTTATCAGATATGGAACTACCTCTCCATCAAATCCATCTATATCAACGTTAAGTTCTAAGATTATATTCGGATAAAGACTACTTACATCCAAGCACAAAACCTTTTCATATACTCCGACATAAGGTTCCATGACCATAGCTCCCTTATATCTCCGCCTTTTCCTCTTAACGGCATTCGGAGCAACATATCCCAACTCCCTCAACCTTCTCAAGATCAAGCTATCTCCAATAACTCCAGCCGTAAGCATATCCAACGCTAGATTAACCTCTTTAGCCAAGGCAAATTCCACTTCCAGAAAATGATACTTTTCCTCAATCTCTCTTAAGATCCTAACATCATTCAAATTATACTCCCTCAACTCATCGGAACTCATCTCTGAAACGTGCTTCTCTCTATGCTTTCTCACATCAAATCCCTCGAAATTGGATACTTCCTCCAAACTATAACTGCTCAAGCCCTTGACATGATTCTTATACAAGTTTCCCAAATCATAGGGATAGCAGATATTGGCCAAATACTCCCAATTATCGGTCTTAAGCTTCTTTCCCCTCTCGATCAAGTGATTATAATCGAATTCAACGTTCCAGCCAACTATAATCGTCTTCTTCAAATCCATCAACTTAGATACAACATCTTCAAGAAACTCTGCCTCAGAATCATAGTCTTTCACGCTCATGTAGATCTCATCATTTCCATTAGCCATAGCCACACTAAGAAAACTCATAGATCCATAATCCAATATACCCTTGGAATCGTCGAGTTCAACATCTAGGAAAATAGCCCTATCATCATAATTTATTCCAAAAACTCCATCAACAAGAAGCCTGCGAACATATCTTATATCAGCCTCATAAGTCTCAACACCTCTCTTCCTCAAATAATCTCTCCGTCTAGCAACATCCAAGGGACTCGGCTCAAGAAACTTCATGACATCAGTTCCATCAACAGCTTTCAAATCACATCTCTCAAGATCATAAAACTCTCTACTATGACTTAAAGCATATTTCTTTTCAACAAAAGCATAGGGAGGATAATTCGTCTTAACAGCCCTCAACCTTCCATCTATCATCCCATAGATCCCAAGAGCACTCCCATGTCCAAACAACTTAACCTTACTCTCAATATTCATTCTCTCTCCTCCAAGCTGTTTAACACATTCGGATAATACTTACACATACAAGGACAGATTCCCATCTGAATAGCTCTAGCACAAGAATACGGCTTATAATTATTTCTCAAGAACCACTCCAACTGATACCTCGTATATCTCTCGCTGAAATCTTTAGCATATCTAAACACGTCAACTACTTCATCAACACTCATAACTCTCAAAAGATAATTGGCCAAATGTAATCTCTCAGCATGATCCAATTCACCGCTAACCTTAAGCTTCATCAACGCCTGCTCTATACACGGCGGATATTTTCCATCTTTCACCTTCATTAAAGCTCTAGGAGTAATCCTTCTCCCACCATTAACATCAACAAGCAACAACCTCTCGCCGAGATCAGTAGGCTTAAGCTCTCTTCTTACAACTTCGACTCCAGCCTCACTATTCTCTATAATCTCTTTCTCATCCATCTCTGGATCAATCTCAACCATCCATCTGCCCGTCTTAGTATTCTTGGTCAAGGGAACTCTAGCCATCCTTCTAATATCGCCCAACACCTTTCTATCAACATATTTCAAGATGCCCAATTCCTCAGCCCATCTCCTCACTCTATCAGAATATCTGTCAATCCTAATAGGCATGAAGTCAATATAGATATGATAACCTCGCCCAGTATAATATACTCTTCCATCCAATAAATTATTTTTAAGAATCGAATAAACAGTTCTCATATCACTATAAGGATCTTCAACATCTCCATCAATATCTAGAAGCACCGTATCATAGATGCCCATCCAAATCTGATAATCCGTGAAAACAGAGACATAGCAATCTTTTCCATCACGCCTACAATTATCAACATAGACTTCAACTCTAGCTTCATCGGCGAGAATCCTGTTTAGACTTATCTCTCTCAACCCGATGTTTCCCCTCAACCATCTCTCCAAACTAGAGTTCATACCGCATCACCTATAATCCAAGATTTCTCCTCTCACTCTCAGTAAGCAAATCTTCAAGACTAATATCATCAGCATAATGAAATCCATCATCATCAATCTTCAACGGAAACACCTTACCAAATTCAGGCATATCCTCAACCCTCACCATCCACAACTTCCTATAATTCTCAACGCCTTTCTTTTGCCTCCGATCCATGTAGAACCATCGCTTACTATAATGATGGGCAACAACTCCTCCTCTCATATTGGCCAACGTCTGATAAGGATCGGCTGGATTCCAACTCGCATGATTAGTAGTCAAAACAGCTACTCCCTTCAACTCCATAAGCTCTAACAATTTTCCATATATCAATCCCATAGCCGTAGCCTTAGCAGGATTATTTTGCTGTTCATCGCTTATCGCCAACCTTATAGGACTAGTAACGCTGTCTAAGATTATGAAGTCAATATCATATTTATCCACAACTCTATCTATCTCGGCCTCTGGATAGGTCTCAAGAATCTTAAACTCCATCTTTCCTTTCTCCGTCTTCTTCTTTTTCTTCCTCTTAGTCTTCTTCTGCTCAACTAACTTGGTCTGCTTCTCATCAGCTTTTCTCCCAGACACCTTATACACGACATCGGTTCTGAATCCGAGATAATCATGTAAAGTTCTCATAGTCTTCTTAACCTCAAGATAGATCTCTCCCTCCAATTTTCCAAACCTCTTCTTGAAAACCTTATGCCATTTCAAGGCCATCGCCTTAAACCCGCCTTCAGTATCAATATACAACACATTATTTCCGAGACTAGCAATATAACACGCCTCTTGAAAAGCGAATAAGCTCTTCCCAACATTTGGCTTCCCATAGATACACACTATCTCATCATCGTTATACAAGAAGCCACCTAGCTCTTTATTCAATTGTCTAATGCTACTCGGCAAATGCTTAATGCTCTTAATCGCATCACTCAATTTCACGGGCATATTCCTGATCGCCTCCTTATGAGAACATTTCTTGCCAAAACTTCCTGCGGGACATGAACAAAAATCTCTGCTACAAACATATATTCCACCTCCTCCCTCAATCAAATATAATTGATGTCTCCTGCTCAGACACCGTAAGATCTTCTTTATCAACTCTCTTCCCTCCTAAATTATATATCACATATCTCCGCCTCTTCCTTTCCCAAACAAGAAGCTCAACATCCAAGCCGATCTCAATACAAGCATACAACGTCAAGACGGCGTGAATCACAGATCCACCACATAAGATATAACACTTCACATCCTCATTAGCATATTCCTCTTCAATCTTCCTCTTAACACCATAAATGATCCCAGCAAACGAAGTAAAGACCGCTTCAGCCTCATCTCCCCCATAATCAGTTATCAAACTCTGGCACATCATCTGAGTTATCACAGTATCATTTGGAAAAGTTCTAGCTAAAGCTCCAGCTATTGGTTTTCCAGCCATATCTGAAGGAACTAACACGAATCTTATCACCTTTCCACCTCCTCATTTCATCCATACCTAGATCCAATCAATATATATAGATTTAGATCAAATGCCGAACACGAGCTTGATCAACAAGGAAACTATTATGCTTAAGAGAGTTCCAAGGAGAGGGACGCCTATTTTAACGATTATACCCATCTTTCCCTCAATATTCCCTACTCTCTCGCTAAGCTTAATCATACTATTATGAGCATCATTAACATATTGTCTAATCTCCTTTATCTCATCCAAGATATACCTCATAATAATTCTCTCATCGCCAAGCAACTCCAACTTCTTTTCTTTCTTGCTCATAAGCCTCTCCCCCAACTAAACAAAACACAAAACCTAAAAAATCGGGAAGTTTAAGGGAAATTAGTTGAGACATCATCTCTAATCAACCGCAACCACTAGAAGATAAACAGTCTTACCATTTATCGCAGTCGAGCCATCGGACATTTCAGCTAATGCTCCAGCCGATCCAGCCGTTCCATAAAACTTGAGCTTTCCACTAGAAGCATCATATAATGGCATCCATCCACCGACATCATGATTCATGGGAACAACGGCGACAATCGAATCAACGCTCATCGCACTCTTTATCCCAGACTCAACGGCTATTCCACCAGTAGCATAGTTCTCAGAAGATCCGAAAGCAACCTTCACAACTCCAATCCTCAATCTAGACGCCTGCCATTCGAGAATCATCCCTTCCCTTACACCGTAGCTGGATATGTGGTTGGTTATCGTCGCCATCGTCAGCCACCTCCTTAGCTAATGTCCCTTAGCTTACCCTGTCCATATAGGAATCTCGCCACAACCTCTCCAACGAATCTATAAGCTCCACGGATCACAAACTTGTTCAGCAATACATAGTCTCTGCTCTCGAAGTATTCAACAGGTCTAAGCACAGATATTCCAAGTCTTGGGAATCCATATCCCTCTGGATCTGAGCAATCCAAGAAATACATCCTCGAAATGCTACCACTTCCATCATTTGGCGTATCAACAGACTGGATCACGGGTATTCCATACAAACTAGCAATCTGTATTCCAGCCTCAAGACCAGCCGCAGTCTGAACTCCATTCACTCCAAATTGAGCCTTTGTTTCTGACATCGGCGAATATCTTATGAAGGTCGTATAGAGTCCTAGCAAGGTGGCATAGGTATCGTATCCAGTTAAGATCACATTAGTATTCGCACCTCTCGATCTACAATTCATCAACACATCTCTTATCAAATCATCAGTCAAGCTTCTCAGAGAAGAGCTGTCATCTACATAGGCATTAGCCCAAGCATTCGCAGAATCGCTCCTATCAATTCCATAAACATCCTCCCATCCAGCCGTGAATCCCTGCTCTCCAGCCTTAGACACAATCCTATCCAAGCTGGTCAAGGTATTAGCCCTAGCAGACTTCGCCTCGGCAACTTTATGTAGCAACTGCTTATTTATCAACTTAATGAACTCAGTTCCAATCTCAACTCTAACTTGATGAGCCGCACCCCAAATGTCATCCTCAGACACATTACTCAACGCCTCAACTACATCGGTAACATCGAACACTTCAACCTGAACCTTTGGAGTCGCATATACAGTAGTTATCTCAGGATACACAGCAGACGGTAAAGTCCCAGTCTCAGCAATCGCAATATCGGTATCAGTCGAGGTCGCGAGGGCAGTCTTAACTCTCCATCCGCTTCTCGGCCAAGTGGTCTTAGGCAACGCACCGAAGGCATTAGCCTCTTGATTCAACTGAGCCCATACCAACGCTCCATAGATTCTATTCAAGACTCCAGTAGTAGAGGTAGCAACAGTTCCAGTTCCCTTCATTATATCAAGCATATCGCTGTGTAGAACAAACGGATGGCCAGGCGCTCCAGTATAGAATAGCTCTAGATCCATAGGAGTTAGGTATCTTCCTATTCCAGAACTCATGGCTTTATCACCTCCCTAACAATATTAAGTGCTTGTCCGGGCTTGATCTCTCCAGACAATATTCCCTTCACAACATCCTTAAACTCTTTACCCTCGCCAACAGTCGTCACGCCAACATCTGGCCTCGGAGTAACGGCTTCATTCTTCTTAACCTCAACAACATCTCCTTTCTCGTAAAGATGCTCAGCTGGCTCTTTCAAATCCTGTGTAGGAACTTTAACAGGCTCAGCGGTCTCAGCAGGCTTCGGAGTAGATGGCTTCTTCCTCTCTTCAGCAATATTCTCACGGGCAACCGCACTAGTTCCAACGGTAACGGCCTTTTCAAGCTCTTCAACCTTACCCTTAACCTCATTAAGAGTCTCATTAAGACCTCTCTGAACCTCAGCACTCGCAGACAAAGCAGTTGCCAGATCCTTCACAGCCGCCTGTAAATCAGCTATCGCCTTATAGATCTCGTTAAGCTTTTCATCAACAGAATTCCCTACAGTTGGCTGTTCCTCGGCAGGCGCTTCCTCAACTTGGTCTTGCTTTTCAATTTCTTTCTCACGAGACATTCCCATTCAACCTCAATTTTTATACAACTTACTTATTCTTAAGTCTATCGCATTTACTGTCTTACATCATCAAGAAGCCTCTAACCATCTTCTCTTTCGCTGTCTAGCTTCCCTAGTATGAGGCTTATCTGGTTCTCTTTTGCTAGGTGGCTTCTCTGGATATAGATGATGATAAAATATCCATCCACATAACGCTGGTCTTCCCGTCTCCTCTACACATCTATCAAACCACTCTTTAGGAGGCCTGAGATCCTCTGGCTTTTTGACATCCTTCAACTCTTTAACAAGATCTTCATAGACATCTTCACCAATAAGTCCTTTCACCATCTCATCAAGACTCTTAAAATGAATCAACTTCATTTGCCTAGTCTTCGGCAACTTATTCTTCCTCTGCCTGAACTTTGGCCAACGAAACCCATATCTCTCAAGAGTTTCCTGAGCTTTCTCCAAACACTCTCTTATCAGATCAAACTTATTGATCCCCGTCCCTCTCGGTGGCAATTGTTCAATATATCGCCTCTTCTCATCTTCACTCAACTGCTCCCACTCTTCTGGCGAGATCCCAAAATGCTCCATAGCTCTCTCTTCATCTGTTTTAGGCTCTCCAGCCCTCCGCCCATCATCTTTCTTACTCGATCTGGCCGCATCTATCGCCGCACTAAGGATTTCTCTTTCTCTCTCAGTAAGCGTCTCACCTCTGCTCACCTTAGACATTATCCTGCCCAAAACATCGTCATCCTCTTCATCTTTTTTGATTTCCTTCTGCTCTTCATGTCCAAGCTCTGCCTGAAGCTTTCCACAAATCCTCTTAGCCGACTCTTCATCATATCCTTGAGATTTCATATCACTAACACAGTCATCAAAATTCTCCCATTTTCCAAAAGGCTTCATAACTTCAATAATAGCTTCATCAACAGCCTTAAGATAATCGGCCTCTCCCTCAATCTCTCCACCATACTTTTGATGATAAATTTTGGCACAAATTCTCCTAGCACTATCTTGACTATATCCTTGAGACATCATATATCTCATACATCCACAAAATCTACTCTTGCGACTCGGATCATCTGGACAAGTCATGGGCTTGAATCTTCCACTTTCCTCAACATATCTAGACTTTTTATCACCAGCCTTCAACAACAGAGATATTGCCTCATCAACAGCTTTTCTAACCTCTTTAGATAATTCTTTAACCTTGGTCATAGATTCAAGAAGCTTTATTCTCTGCTCAATAGCTTTCTTATCATCTTTTTTCTGAGCCTCTCTAGTAATAGCGGGAGTCGAAGATGGCTTAATATCTATCTGCTCTGATACATCATCTCCCTTCGCAACATAATTAACCTCCTCTATCAAGGCAAGAGGATTAGCTGGCTCTTCAACTAAGCTTATCTCCATCAAGCTCAAATCATGAAGCACTCCAACTTCTCTAGGCAATCCTTTCTTAGGCTCTTTCAACACCATCCTCTTCGCCTTAGCCGTAGCACCTATCGAGAATCCCTTAAGCTTTCCTTGCTTAATCATATCCCATACAAGATTATCAACAGGATACTCGTCAAAAATCTTCGCAACAATTCTTATTCCATATACACCTGCCTCTGGATGCTTCTCAATATCCCACTTCAAAACTTTCCCAACGGGTTTATTGCTATGCTTAAAGATCACATGACCTCCACGATCCATGAACGCAAACATCGCTTTTTTCATCTCAGATACGGGAACGATCTCTCCCTGCTTATCAACTATCTCAACAGTCGCCCAACCAGACACCAATCTCTTATCATGATCAATAATCTCAAACTGCTTCGGCTTGAAATTCTGCTTCTGAATTGGGATCTCGACGGACTTACAAGCCATAAACTCAACTGTTTGTGCCATATCTCATCGAATTTTAATTATCTCTACTCCCATTTAAGTCTTACCAAGTTATTCCATATCTCTCAAGCTCTGCCTGATATTCTCTAAGATACCTCTCAACCGCTTCAACGGCTATCGTGGTCTCGACAGCACTAACACCTTTACAAGATTCATATAAGATTCTAAACGCCTCGTCAAGAGTATTACCTCCACCCATTATAGTAGCCACTATCGGATCTCCCGGCGCTATCCATATTTCTCCATCTACATAAACTGCCCCTCCCGGATAAGCCACATTACCAGAAACGGCATCATCTATCACTAACCTCGTCCAAACATTATACTCAGATCTATAAGCGGTCAATAAGCAATTATAGGGATTCTCCCACTCTGGCTCTACATATTCTCCTCTAGCCACTCCAACAATTACCTCAGCATAATTTTCTATGAATCTTGGAT